CGCCAGTATCTTGTGACGGTCGCCATGCCTTCACATTGGGCAAGAACTGATGCAGATACCAGTCTTTGATGACGGTGGCGCCATCGCTGCCGAAGTAATTCCGTAGCCGCATCGCATCCTGCTTGGCGGCGGCTTCGCTCGTCCATCGGCAGAAATAGTCGATCATGGATAGGTAAATCCTTGTAACGTGGTATCGGCGAGTTTGCTGGTCCAGACGGTGAGGCGACGGAGATACGCATATAAAGGGTGGCCACCGCCATTGCCGCGCCCAATTACCAGGGTTGTTTCTTGAGCTACCGGCCCCCCTCCAGTAGTCACTGTTCCGCCCGCGGCTACAATGGACCGCCCTCCGGCGGACATCCCGACCCCAACCTTGGCCCCAATGGTGAAAGTTAATGAATTGCCAAGAGTTGCCTGGGGAAATGTCACGCCGTCATAAGTGGAGGCCACTGTATTGGAGTCTATGTTGTTTGTAGCTATATCGCTGGCAGAATCAGCAATGATAGCTTGAGAGCTTGGACCGAAGCTAGCTTTGACGTCAGAAACAACTGAAAATGGCATATTCGATAGATCCGTAAACAAAGCAGCAATAGGACTTATCGCATCCGCCGCCCTCGCTACGGATACTGTGGTCGTGGGAATGTACGACGTGAATAAATTTGGTATGCCACGCTCTAGTTGTCCGCCCCAGATGAAAAGACCCGACGACCCATCTCCAGTATAACTGTAGGTTCCACCTGTTCCGGTGTCGGCATCCCCCAATTGTATTCTGAGATCGGTTTGTCCCGCAGAGGCATATGCTTTGCAACGATACCAACCGTTCGCTAATGCCTCAATCGAGGTATTAGAAAATCCAGTAAATGTCCCGACTACTCCTGTGCCTACGTTGAAGTTGGCAACTACACTCCGTGTAGCATTTGCTATAGCTACCCAAGACCGTTCGGCGGCCTTGACATATATAGATTCATTTGAATCGTTCCCTGTCCCACCGACAGTGGCAGTAACATAATGTTCTGCGCTTCCGGCCGCTTCGACAAGTTTTTGCGCTGTGCTCGTGCCGTCTGGTGCAGTTGTTGTTGTCCCAATGCTGGAATTGGTTTTAGTCCAATTAGCATTGGAGAAATCCTGTGAGAACAGGACATAATTGGTCTGCGATCCCTCAATCAGCAATCCAGAATCGGCGATGCGCAAGGTATTGCTACCGAATGATGTCAGCGTCCCGGCTGCGGTTGTGATAAAAGCGGTGGAGGCACGGGTGAGGGATAGATAGCTGGTTACCGATTGGCCTAATCCACCGGCCCCACTGTCATAGTATTGATTGTTGGCAAACCACAGATCGATGGCGGCCCCAGCAAGGGGAATGAGAACTGGAACCGGAACCGGCAAAATCCCAGAGGAAGCAAACGAAATGGGCATGCTCAGGTTGTCTCATAGATGATGTGCGCATCGGCAAGACCGGACACGCCACCTGCGGATGAACTATTCCACAAAATACTGCCGCCGCCGGGAGCCGTATTGCCGACCATCGTCCATTGCTGCGTGGGAGCTGCGTTCCATCTGATGATGCCACCAAACACGTTGATCCCGAGTTCAAGTTTGGCATCCGTGGTCGCATTGGATGGAATCACCTGGTTGGTTGCGTAGGACACGGCAGGAACCACGGGAGCCGCCAAGGCTGCAGTTGCAAAGTGCATCGGACCATCCGAATTTTGCGCTGCTAGCGCGCCGACGGTGCCGGTTCCTATGCTGCCTTGTCTCGCAAGATATGTTGCCAATACCGCTGCGGTGCCGGCCTTGCCTGAGATCATGACCTCCAGCACATCGGTTATCTGTGTCGCTGAAGCACCTGTCAGCGCCATGTAGCCGCCCGACGTGGCCTGCGAACCGGCTGCAGTCGCGGCAAAGGTCAAGTTGCCTGAAGTGAATACTCTTTTAGCCATCTGAGTGGCCTCCAGTTCTGGTTAGGGTTGGGCGGTGCATAGAACCGCTCAGGACATACTTTCCGCTGGCCACCATCTCCTTGATTTGCTCGATGGTCATGTGGACGTAATTCGGCTCACGCCGGACAGCATCGCAGCCGTCGCAGATGTAGGCATTGCACTGGTAGCAGTGCGCGCGCTCGCGCGTGCGCAATGGGTTCATGACGACACACGACCCGCAGTGCGGACAGCCCAGCGTCGGTGCCTCGAAGATGGCACCCTCCTTGACTTGCTCGGGAGCGTAGCCAAGCCTGCGGGCAATCTCTGCGGGAATACCGGGCGAGGCTCTATGGTCGACGAGGATCTCGCCGTCTCGACTCTTCTTGCTGAACATCAGCTCAGGGCTGCGGTCAGCGCGCCCGAGGCAAACACCAGCGAATCACCAGCCTGCGTGATGCGGGCCACCGAGAGTGGACCGTACCACAGCATGTTGCCGGAATTATTTGATAACACCGTGTCCCAGACCTGCACGCCGGAGAATGTTCCCACCGACAGATTGGAGTAGGTGATCGCCGCCGTGTTGGTGACCGTGGCCACGCCCGCCGCGACGACCGCCGGGTTCTGGAATAGCCCAGAGGCTCGGCTGTAGTTCGACGACGACAGCGTGATCTCGCTGCCTGATACGGACGTTGGCGCACCCAGCGAAAGGCCGACGCCCCACGCAACCGGCCTGGTGGCGGCGCCAGCAGTGTTCATCCACCAGTTCATGGTGTTGAGCGCCATATAAGAGCTTATGTTAGCCATTTACTTCTCCTCTGCTTTGCTGGGTTCAATCTTTTCTTCTCTCCCGTCATGGAAGATCTTGTAGTCGCCATCCGCTTTGCGGCGGACGATGTAGACCTTGCTATCGTCGATGCTCAGGCTTCCGCGGCCACCGAAAGTATCGCCTCGCTTTTCGTCTGGCATTGTCTCTCCTCGTTCTGCAGCCAAAGCGCCTTGGTGTGCTGCATGATGGTTTCGACGCTGATGTCAGAGATGCACGCCGTTCCTGTGTTGTCGGAATTCGGCGTGCAATAGGGCGGGAATTGCCCCTTCTCTGCGTTATGCAGACAGTGACATGGCCAACATGGGACTTTCTGCTGATCGGCGTGCAACGTCACGGTATTGATCCAGTGCTTGGTGGTGTTCTCCGGCGAGGCATGCCCGAGCAGCATGATCTTTGGCACCGGATCCATCGCCACGCTCCACATCAGTCCGGTATCGGGACCGATCACCAGATCGCTGACGGCGCACATTGCCAGCGCGCGTCGGATCGGCCAGTCGATCGCGCCATTGCCATGCGTGATGGCGATGTGCAGGCCCTTGGAAGAGCCATTGGTATTGATGATGTACTGCTCGACCTGCCTGGCGGTTTCCAGATTGCGATCGGGATCGCCGAGCATGACGACAGGCACCTCCATCTCGTTGATGATGCGCGCCACCAGCGCGCCCAGCCTGGGATGTGTCTTGTCGACCCGCGAGCCCGACATGGCGATGGCGATGCAGCGTTCGCCGACCTTGGCCTTGGTCTTCATGATGTCTTCGTATTCGCTCGGATGCAGATAAAACAACGGCCCGAAATCATAGCCGCAGCCGGCGATATCGAGCACCATCTCGAGGTAACTCTTGTTGGCGATCTTGCGTCGCACGTGCGCCGGCCAATGGAATTGCGTCATCTCGGGGAAGAAGGCCAGTGAGGACTCGCAGGAATGCGACAGGTGGCAATAGACGTCATACTCGTCGGCTCGTCCCCTGTGCCATTTCTGCCAGCCACCCATGTCACTCGGCATCTCCGAGCGCGTCTTCACCGACAACTTGTCGATGTTTGGGTTATACAAAAACACCTGCCACGCCGCTTCGTGCGAGGTGATCATCTCGACCTTGAGCCCCTTGCGCTTGAGCGCGTGAGCAGCAGCGCAGGCCATCAGATTGTCGCCGATACCGCCGAATCTAGCGATGCCGGCCCAGCCGTTGCACAGTTTGACGTGCTGCGGCAGTTGCTGCGCGCGGCCATCCTCACGATCATAGGACGACACCACGCGGCGCAAGCCCGAAGTTTGTTTGATGGTAACGCCCATCGGCACGCACAGCATGTTGATGGTGTTGCAGCCGACCAGGACATTCTCTTTGTGGCCGCGAAAATTATTCGGGTTAAATAATTTTGGCGCGTGCCAATACATCTCGTATTCCAGTTCGCGGAGCAGCGTGATCAGCGCCACTGATTTCTGCAGCCGGTCGTTCTCGACGTACAGGATCGGCTTGCAGCGCTTAAGTGTCTCCGCAGCACCGCGCAGAACATCAGCCTCCATGCCCTCGACGTCGACCTTGATGAAATGACACTTGTCGAGGTTGAAACTATCGAGTGTAGCGACCTTGACGTCATCGCCCAGCGTCAGCGTGCAGCCGCCAAAATCACCGATCTTCTCGTAATCCGTTTTTGCTACGCCGGCCGCGCCGAAGGCGGCGCCGAGCGCCATGTTTTTCGCCGTGACATTCTCGAGATCATTCTGCGCGATGTTCTCTTTCAGCAGTTCAAACATGCGCGACTGCGGCTCGAAGGCGTATAGATGCCCGGCCTTGCGCGCCAGAGGAACGACGGTGCGGCCCAGGTTGGCGCCGACATCGACGACGGTGTCGCCTTCCTCGAACAGCGAAAGCATCAATTCGGTCTGGATCTCTTCGATCTCGCCGTAGAGTTCTAGCGCTCTTGCATTGTAGGCATCTGTCTCCAGCAGCGTAAGTTTGCCGTGTTTGAAGTCGATCGTCTTTTTCATCAGAGCTTCCTGTAGTACGTGCCGGGAATAGAGATCGGGACGTTGTTGTGCGCGCTGCCGCTGCCGCTAGAACCAATGGTGCCGCTCGGTGTCCCGCCAGAGACACTAGTTGTGGTGGATGTATTGCCGCCGGATGTCACGGACGTGATGACCGTTCCGCCCGAACCAAGCACGGCGTTATTGGTAGTGAAATTGAAACCATGGCTATGGGCGCTCAGGGCATCGCCGGAAAAGGTATGTCCGTGCGCCGGCATTTCCGCCGTAGTCGTGACGTGCGTATTCTCGCCGATTACCGAAGCCGCCGTGAGTGCATCACCTACAATGGTTGGCGCACTACTCAAGCGCCCAGCACTGCTGTTGCCCATATTGTCGAGCCCAACCAGAAATGCGCCGCGGCGATCGGGTGTGTGGATGCGCTTATTGGCGGTCCAGTCTGATAGCGACGATCCTCCGCGCCCACCATCCACCGGACAAATTGCGTCGATAAAATTATTCCAGAGAAACTCGAACAATGGCTGGCATGCTGCTACGTTGCCGCCGGGCTCGTTTGCACCCGAGGAGGCCGAGCCAATGGTATTGCCATTGTCGCGTACCCAGCCGGTGCGCGTACCTTGCCGATCGAGCCACATGACGTCGCCGGTCTGGAAGATCGCGGTAGCGTCGACACCACCGGATGGCGCCGCGCCTGCGGAGGCGCCGAGAGCCAGAATTGTCTGCTGGTCGAAATAGGTGATCGCACCATCTGAGCTCGTGGCCCGCGCCCGGTAGGAGCCGTCGGCCAGCCAGAATTGCCGCATCATCCCGTAGGCGTCGGCCGGGATCGGCCAGGGATTGAGCACGGTCAATGCCGTGTCCTGATAGGAATTGACTGGCGTCGAGGTATTGGCTTGGTAGAGATATAAAAGCCACCCTACCGAAGGGATGCCGTTTAAATCCACACGCTGCGAGAGCGGAAGGCCAAAAATAGTGCCAGCCATTGTTCTCTACCTTGCTGCCGTGATGCTGTTAGCGGCCTGGCCGTGGAACCTGTTGCTGGTTCTCATCGGCCTGGGCATTCGATGGGCTCTCCACCGTCGAGCGTATGATCTGTTGCGGCGTCAACGTGGTGCCCAAAGTGCCGTTGATGGTGTTGGCCAGTTCACCAGAGGTGCGTTGGAACGCCGCCAGTCCAGCCGGCGTCGGCCGTGCGGCGACAGTCTGGTAGACGCGGGCCCAGCGCGCCAGAGAGGCAGCGGTGGATGGCGCGGCCAGAATGCGGGCCATGATATTGTTGCCAACCATGCCACCGATGGCGAGTGCCGGCGGAATGAGCGCCTTTGGACCCAACGTCGCCACTGCACCCAGGCCGCCGAAGATCGAGGCTATTGTCGTATAGAAGACCTGATGACCGGCGGTGCCGGATGTATTTGCGAGTTTCCCAGCCTGAACGAAACGCTCGCTTACATGCGCAATGTCGTCAAGGAATTGAATGACCTGGCCGGAGCCGACGCTGCCGAACAGCACCCGCTTTCCCGTATCGCTCAGCCTGGCATAGTCGTTGAGAAAGATGGCCGGGCTGAAGGCCCCCTTTCTATCGCGCCCTAGTGTTGCGATCGCGGTCGAGGCAACATCCTGCCACACTTCTGGCGGCACTGCCGCCCGGGCCGCAACCAGGCCAGCCTGATCAGCGCTGGACCCCGTACCCGCCATGCGCACGATAGCCTGATAGACGCCCTCGCTGGAGCGTGTGCTTGGCCCGACGACCTTGCGCAGTCCCTCCTTCAAGTCGGCAATGCCTGCTGCCATCTTGTTGGCGCGTTCGAAAGCGATTGCCGCGCGTGGTCCTCCGGCATTGATCACCGAGGTGCGCAGATCGTCCGACAGCGTGCCGTAGATCCGCCGCAGCTCACCTTCGGAGAAACCCTCCGGCAGAATGCCGGTGTCGAGCAGTTCACCTATATTCGTGCGTAGATCCTTGATGCCGCTGTAGGTCAGGCCGCCCGGTCTATTGACGGCCTCGCCGACCAGATCAGCGGCACGTCCTGCACCCGGCAAACCGGCGGCCGCGCGCCGCGCGGCGATATCGGCAACCGCAGCACCTGTGGCCTCAAGCGGCTGGGTACGGTTTGGATCAAGCAGACGTTCTACCGCGCCGTAGGCTTGCGATGTCTCACCGGCCACTCGCGGCTTGAACACCTTCTCGACGCCCTGCACAAAGCCTTGGCCGGCGAGCGCCGGATCTACCGCACCGCCTGCCAGATCCGCCGCACTGCTGACCTTACCGCCGAGCTGCTCGATCGACTGCGGGATTGCCTCCTGTAGGGGGCCGCCGCCTGGCACCTTGGCAATCGCCTGACCGGCAAAGCGGACCAGGGGACTTTCTGTGGCGATCGCCCGCGGCACCTCGGTGCCGAGCCGCTCGGCCGCCTGGATTGCTACAGGTGCCGCCTTGGAAACCATAATGTTGCCGGGGCCCATCATGGTGCCGGCCATGCGACCGGTAGCCGACAGCACACCTTCATCTGTCGCTGGCGTGCGGGCGTAGACCTTGCGCGTATTGTCGGCCGGATCAGTCAGTACGACGTGCTTGTTCTTATCGGTAAGTACGAATTGCCCGTTGGCATCCTTGTAGCCGACATTGCCCAGTTCATCCTCTGTGGCTGGGCCTAGAAAATTAGGCGCCTGCGCCGAAATAACCGGCGTTGTTCGCTGCCCGGCCGCTTGCTGCTGCGCCATGAAGCCGGGATAGATCTCCTGTACTGCCTTAGCTGCGCTCTGCAGGAAGCCTTCCGGCTGCGGGGTTCGTGATGCAGCAAACGCCGCCGCATCACGCGGGTCTATTCCCTGCGATTGCGGCTGTTGCTGCTCAAATGCAGCAAGGTCGGCCGGATCGATTGGCATTATTCGACCAATTTTCCGTTGATGACTCTGTAGGTTCGACCGCTCGGACCAGTGAAGGTTTCCGGCCTAACTCCGGCCGGTCCAGGCTTGGGCTGTTGCATGCGCCCCTCGATCGGTGGCGGCATTTGCACCCTGAACGGCTCGAGCTGACCGGCAGCGTTCGGGCTGGCCTTGATCACGCGGTCGAGATTGGAGTTATGCTGCTTGATTGTCTCTCTGCCGATCTTGTCGTTGATGTCGAGGATGCGGCGGATCGATGTCTCGTCCAGAGAGATGTCGCCGCCTTCCATCTTGTTCACGTACTCGCGGTCTTGATTGGTGATCGAGGTGCCGGAGCCGAAGGCCTTGACGCCTGCGGCTACCCGCTTGCCCATCAGCGCCATGAAAGTTTGCGTAGAGGTGATTTGCTCGGGCGCGATCGGATAGCCAATTTGCTCGGCGATCCGTGCCAATTTCAATCTCTGCTCAGCCCACGCACCGGCGAAGATACCGGATTTTGAATTGAGTTGATCGACCAGATCCTGCGTGACAGCAGCGCCCTGCGCCAGCACCTCGGCCTTCTCTTGACCCTTCTCCAGTCTGGACACGTTGGCCTTGCCGGCGGCCTCGGGCAGCACGCCCTGCTGCTTCAGGTCGTACTCCATCCTCTTCTCTTGCGCCTTGCCGAGTTGCTCGCGGATCAGTTTTGCCGTGTCGGAATATTGTGCGCCGGTACGCTCCATTGCTGCGGCAGCGGGCGCCATGTTGGCGATGCCCAATTGCGTTGCGGCGTATCCGGCACGGCGCGCAGCCGTCTCATAGGCCGCCGCATTGGCCTCGGTGAAGAACCCGGGCGAGCCCGGCTGCGCCAATGGTTGCTCCGGCATCGCCGGCGGTGCCGGCCTTGCTGCGGGCGTTTGCGGTGCCGGCTGCGCCTGCGCCACCTGGAAGCGCCCGGTGGGCGGTCCCGTATCAGGGGCTTGGCTAAATTGCGAGGGATAGCGCGTATCGCCAGGTGGTTCAGGTGCATACGAAGTCGATGGTTGCCCGTATTCAACCCCGGTGACTTCACCCAAATTGCCCGGCTGATCGGGACGTAGGCGCCGCTCATCGCCTGAATCTGTTTGATCCGTCGGCAGCGAAGACGTGCGGTTGATGCTCGGCGGCAATTGCGGCCGCGGCTGCTGTGGCTGCTGTGGCTGTCCGAGCGGCGAACCAAATATTGCCGGCCCCTGCGACTCAAGTCCCTTTATGGCCTGCTGCTGGATGTCGGCGGAGCGCAGAGCGGTTAGCGTCGGAATAGCGCCGGCACCTGAGGCGCGGGCGAGCTGCTCGGCGATCTGATTGTAGTCGATGTCGCCGCCCGGCGTGCGCGGCAGGCCACCCGAGAACAGGTTTTGCAACTGCTGTTTCTGCGCCTGATCCTGCCCGGCGAAATATCCGGTGAACGCCGTACCGTAATCCGGCACGTTGACACCGCGGGCGATGACCTCGTCGGGCAGAAGGTTGAGCGAGACAGGCATGGGTTACCCCTAGTATCCGGGTCCGTACGCGGGGCCCGTGTAACCAAATAAGTTTCCGATGCCAGCGCCTAGGTTATTGGCGCCAGCGCCAAGACCGCCAAGACCGCCAGAGCCACCCCCGCCGTATCCAAGCAGCCTGCTCCCGAGGCCGAGGAGGCTGTTGATTTCACCGGTCCTCGCCTGTGCCGCTCCGAGAGTGCCAGCCGCTTCCGCCGAACCAATCCCGGCCTGCGTGCCGTAGCCGAGCTTGGCCTGATCGGTGAGATTGCCAGACAGCGCTGTCCCTTCTCCGGTATAGGCACCACCCAATTGACCGGCAGTACCGAGCGAATAGGGGAGGAACGGCGCCAGTCGCTGGACGTAATTTCCATATTGCTGTTGGGCGAGGCCTGAGGCACGGTCCTCCAGCGCACTCAATACATTGCCGGAGTATTGTCCCCCGCCGGTGCCACTTTGACGCTCAGTTGCCTGCAGCGCTTGATCGCGGGCAAACTGATAACCGGGATCTGTCTGGAATAGCGCACGAGCTCGATCCTGCCCTGCCTGTCCGGCGGCTCCGGTGATGTCGGCGTAGGCCTGCGCACCACCCTGTCCGATGTTATAGCCCGGCTGGAAAACACCTTGCGCCTGTCCATAGCCAGACGTCAGTGCGTTTTGGCTCTGTGAGTACAGCGGATCGGCATAGGCCTGCGCATTCTGTAGTCCCTGGATCTTTTGCTGGGCCGCGGTCTGCGCCGCCGCTTGGCCACCGCCGAACAGTTCGTCAAATAATCCCATGGGTTACTCCGTTAGACTTGCGGCAAAGTTTTCCATCGCCGCCTGGTCGACCTCTCCCGCCGGCGCCACCACGATAGCCGAACCGTCGAGCGGCCACGGTGTGCGGCGGAACGACACCAGCCCGTAGCGCATGGTTTCAAAGGCGAACAGCGGATGATCGGCGCGATCGATCCACGCCTGCACCAAGGGGGTCAGGAAGTTATAGAGGCTCGTCGGCACCTCTGGCGCGAACGTGAACATTTGGCCTCCTAGAAATATGTACCGCCGTTTGATGTGGTGCCAGCTACGGTACCGGGAATAAAATTTGGACCGCCGCCAAACGTCATGATGTCGGCGGCATTATCAGAAGCATAGCGCTTGCCGGTGACGGTGTGCCCGGCAAGATTGAATGTCACGCCGCCAAGATTCAGCCTGCCGGCCTGTTGCACGAGGGCCACCGTATTGTAGGTGACGTTCGCCGAGAACGAGACGGTCGCGCCTTGGAAGGTTATGTAGCCGGTGTCCTGCGCCGCGAACAGATAGCCATTGCCGCCAGCGGGACTGTCGCTGACCGTAATCCCGCTCGCACCATTGATAATCTGGCCGCCCAGCCAGGAGCGCAACTGCAATCCACCGGCGGCGCAGGTGCCAAGGGAAACACCATTCAACAGATGCAAGATGGACCCGCTTTCAACGGAAACGAGCCCGGGCGCAACACTGTCCTGCAGCAGAAGATTTTCAATTTGCAGGATCGCACCGTCAAATAATGAAAGCGGCCGCGTCGAACTGTCTCCGGCCCATACCACGTTGCTGGGTGTTGTGGCATTGCCGGTAACGCGCACTGTGGCATTGCCGGCCATGCCAACCATTGGCCCGGGCAGATGCAGGCCGCCGCTGTGCGTACCGTCGGCCAATTGAACGAGCACTTGCGGCGCGGCTTGCGCGTACAGGTCGAATTGATCCTGTGCGACCCGGGTGATGGCAAAATTTATAGTCTGCAGGGCATTGCCGGCACCGGCGGCCAATCCATCGTTGGCATCATTCCCGCTGACCGGGTGGACGTAGAGCGTGATCGGTCCCGTATCGATCGTCGTCTTCCAGCGCGTCCGTCCCAATACGCGCCAGCCATCGTCTATGCTGCGTACGACAACTGACTGTCCAGGCCACAGGATAAAATCAAAATCGCCATTCTCGGCCGTCAGATGCTTTCCGCGCCCGCCAGCCTGGTACACGTCTGAATTAATTACGGTAATAAAAAAGCCGTCTCCTATGGCACTATTCGGAAACAACAATGGGTAGAAGGCATTGCCGGCGAGGACGATCACCGAGCCGGAATCGCTGGCTGAAATCGTATAGCTACCGGTTACTATATTCGGCGCGCCTCCGCGCACCGTATCGGAGAGCGACTTGATCCAGTTAAAAAAATCCTTGCTCGGCTTGCCGGTTTTTTCGTCGACGTAATTGGCGACGATGTCGGGCGGCGGCAGCAGCATCAGTAGTTCCTGATCTCGGCGCTCATCTTGCCGCCAGTCAATTCGACGTCGACAGGATCAAACACCTGCACGCGGAAACGTCGTCCCTGGTCCTTGGTCTGTCCGACACGATTGACCCGCACTGGAAACATCGACGTTGCCTGCCGTCCCAGTTTACGCTGGATCGGCGTCGACCAGTTCATGCCACCGTCATCGGTCCACGAGATATACACCCGAGGATCGGTCTGGATCGGATCCGTTCCGGTCGCCCGCCCTACTCCGCGCGCTACGTCGATCGTCACCTGCGACACCCGCAGACGATTGGGAAATGCCGTCACCGGCCCCGAGTAGATATCGAAGGGAATGTCCTGGCCGAGCTCGGTCTGCACCTGCTCGGTGATCTGCAGAATATTGGCCGAGGTCGTATCTCCGGCCAGCCACTTACCGAAGGCATTAACCGAAGCGTAGGCACGCCACGTCTGCTGCAAATAAGATTGTCGTTCGTGCCAGCGCAACCGATCGACATCAAAGGCCCATGTCGCTGTCGGCATGCGCAGCACGGCATAGGAATTGCCGTTGGCGACGTAGGGAAACATCTCGATATCGTCAGCCAGTCCGCCGCCGTCGACGAACGAAGAGATGGCGCGATCAACATCCGGCGTCGAGATCGCCGTCGGCGTATAGCCGTTCAGCGCATAGACCTTGCGATCGTCGCCGACAAAGATCAGTCCCTTGCCGAAGCCGGGCTCGTAGCCAGTGACGGCGTAGCGCCCGAGTAATCCTCTTGGGATCACCTTGACGCGCGTGAACGGGAACGCCGTCGGGTTGGCCGTATTCTGCCACGGCTCGATGGTGTGCGAGCCCATCAAATACAATTCGCCAAACGGGATGGCGCGCAGCAGGCCACCGGGATTGCCGAATACGCGGATAAAATCGAGCGGGTTGATCGCCGTGTCATTAATGGCTGATGCGATACAGGTGCCGTCGCCGCTGGTGAAGAAGAAATAGCCGTCGAGAAAGCACACCGAGTTAGGCGCACCGACATCGACGTCGGGATAGTTGATCACGCTCGGCGCCGTCGTCACTTGAAAGGCGCCGTTGTCGGGATCGACCAGCACCACGTCGGGCGGGCTCTTGTTATTGCGCGCCCAGAATATTTTCTTGGTACCACCGAGCGATCCGAGCAGCGTTTCGGTACCTGACGAAGTGTAGCTCGCCACCTTGCCGGCAGAGCCGGTGAACGCTGCATAGAGCAGCGAGCCGATGACGATACCGCCGCGCCAGCCTGTATAGGTCGAGAGTTTGAATGATGTCAGGCCTGGCGCCCTGCGCCACACGGTTTGCGAGCGCGCACCATTGACCAGATCCTCGGCGTAGCAATTGATCAGGCGTCCGGCCGAGTCATGTACGTTCTTTCCCGGTGCCGAAGTAACCGGGAAGGGGATCGCGGCCTCTGGCATGTCAGTACCGGCGCAGGCCTAGCTGCGCGGCGTAATCCTGCCCCATGCCAGGTCGCATCTGCGGCATTCCCACTCCCGGCGGTAGCCCTTGAGGCGGGCCACCATAGCCGGGCGGTGCCATCCCTAAGGCGCCCGGCGGGAGTTGCGGCGGCATCTGTGGTCTAGGTGGTGGCATCGGCACTGGCCCCGAGGGCTGCGGTGCGCCTGTCTGCGGCGGGAACATCTGCGGCGGATAGCCGGCGCCGTACTCGCCCATGCCTCTCATTGGTGAGAGCGCATTGAGCGCATCGCGCAGCGAGTTGCCACCGCCTAAGCCACCATAGTCAGCCATCAGAAGTACTCCGTTTTCTGCGTCTCATACGTCGGCCGCGCGTATGTCGCGAGCCGCAACTGATCGATCGCCACAGCCACAGGTGACGGCGAATTGGGCGGCGCCGGAACACCCGGAAGTCCGAACTCCAATGCCGCATCATCAGCCAATAGCGTCGTCAGCGGGCTGAACCATTCATCGGGGATAGCATCGATGGTGTTATCCATATCGATGATCTGCGCCGCCTCGAGCCATGCGATCAGCGGCTCAAAATGATCGTCCACCGCCTCGAAGTCCTCAGCGTCTGGCTGTTGCCCGGCCGCCAAAATGCCAAGGTTGGCGAGCGCCGCAGTGACGAGTTCGCGCCGGGTTCTAGTTGCCATGCGGCAAGATCACCTGGTCATGCGTCTGCGGCGGGAATTCCGCCTGCAATTGCTGCTGGCTTGGTTTTTCTTTTTCTGCTCTTTTTCTTGACCGGCGAGTAGCCGCTGTTTTTTTCGGCTTTGCTGTGATCCGTTTCCTCGGCGGGCTCGACTTGCGTTTCGATCTTGGCTTGCTCTTCGATTTTCGTTTCGGTTTCATGCTTTGCCTCCTCTACGGAAAAATACTGGTTGCCTCTCGCCTTGCGGATCATGTGTTCGTCGGTAACCTCGACCGCGACATTGAGCGGAAAAGTGATCCCATTCCAGGCAATGAAGGGCGGATCGTCGGCATTTTTGAAACCGATCCACATGATCTTCGTCATGGTGTCTCCTTCGAGTGATGGGCGGCGCCGAGTGCTGCTGGGGGCAGCCGCTGGTAATACGGGTTAAGGCCCGACACCGCCCACCGGTTCAGTATTAACTCAGATCACGTGTCGCTGACACTGGCAAAGAAGCCGGTGAACACGCCCCAGTCCTTCAGCAGAGCCGAGGTGTTCTTGGCAACCTTGCCGATGCCGTAGGCCATCTCGATGCCGACGCCACGGTTGAAGCCATAGTCGGTCTGATCGAGTTGGGTCGGGCGCGGCAACTGCCCGTAGAACTGGGCTACCGCCGATTGTCCACACAGCGCGGCAATATTGACCGCAATGCCGCCAGCGCCGGCCGTGGCAAAGTAGACTGGACGTCGGGTCAGCATCTCCGGCACTTGGCGGACGATTATCCCGTCGTACAAAATATCGCCGTCATTGAACAGCGGGTTTTCCTTGTAGCGGTTCTCGCGCGGACGCGAGTACAGGTTGGCGTTGAGGATGGTCTGATCGTTGGACAAATCCCTGAATTGGTTGGGATCACAGAAACAGATCCAATAATCGTAGCCATCATTGTCCTGGTATGGACGAATACGCGGCACCGCCAACATGGCGCGACGTTTCATCAGCCGCAGCGAGGCTGCGGTCAATTTGTCCGTCGTGTTGTCGACGTTGGCCAACGATGCGATGGTGGCACCGGTATTATTGCTGATCGACGCGCCGAACAGAACACGATCGACATTGGCAGTCAGCCACACGTCTCTTTGTCCGGTACCAGCCGTTGCAGTAGCTGTCTGCCAGTTGACACCGTTGACGCGCTGACCTGCTGCAGAACCCAAGCCAGCGGGGGCAATTTCGAGCGGGATCGAGAAGAACGAATCGACGATCTCGTTCTTGATCAGTTCCTTGCCCCAGTCTGTGAGAAGCGGCCGGGCGATATCGAAGATATCCGCACTGTCGCGGTGATCTTCCTGCCGATTTGTCTTCACGGCATTGCGCGCCCAGTCGATGTACATCCTGAAGCCGTAGTTGTCGATCGCCTCTTCGGCACCGGTCAGGGTGCCGTTGGCAATCGCCGTTGCGCGCAGCGAGTTGACGAGCGGGACGTTGACCTGCTCGCCACCGGATTTGAGGTCATTGAGCACGCGGATGACCGAGTTCATCGACGAGCCCATGTACGGCGAGAACATATTCTGCCGCACGAATTCGCGAGTTATCTCTTCGCGAAAGACGATGAGTTTATTGTTAGCCTGGACTTGAGTAAGCGCCATTGTTTAGTCCTCCGGCGCCGAGATCTCAGCGCCGCTTGGGTTGCATGGCATAGTTAAACAACGCCGCCTCCGAACCGTCTGTGTGCGTATTCGACACCTCAGATGTGCCGGTCGCCTTTGACAGCGAAGGTGGCAGTTTGACTACGGTGTTTTGCGGCTGACTTACGCCTGTGGCGATGCGCCGATGCGCCTCGACCGCCTGCGCCAGAAATTCAGGATCCTTGAGCAGTTCGTCTTTGGTCTTTTGCCGAAACGCGGGGATGTCCTGACCAACCTCACGCATAACTTCGTTCTGCGTGAACCAGCGCATGATCGCCTCGCCCGGGTTGGGCTGCGTCACGAAATGGTTGACGATCCGTTGGTCACCGCGTTGCGCCTGTACCAATAGAGCTTCGTAGGCCTTCTCGAACTTCTCGCCATGCCGCATGTGCGTCATTTCGAGGTTCATATTGAGACGGTCACTAGCCTGCTGCTGCTGGAATTCGCGCCGCAGCGTTTCCTGCACGTGCTTGGTGTAGCCGGCGGGATCGATGACGGGATCGGGTGCCGGCGGTGCCTGTGCCGGTGCTTGCGCCCGCTGCAGTTGTGCCACGTGCGCCTGCATACGGGCGTGTTCGGCCCGCATCCGCTCCAACTCGCCCTGGACCTGGCGCCTTTCCTCGTTGATCTCGCGGGCGCGCCACGATGGCAGGACTTCGTCTTCCACCTTGGCGGTTTCTGCGGTTTCTACGGGTGCAGTCGGTCCCTTGACGGCAAAACGCCCTGTTTCGGGATCACGCGTCCTTCCCTCTTTCGGAGGCTCGGGCGGTGCTTCCTGCGCTGGTGCTTCCGGTATTGCTTCCTTGGACTCGGCTTTTGCCTCTTCTTTGGGAGCAAACGCGCTCTTCAGCAGTTCGTTTTCGGTTTCTACTACGCTCTGCTCGACTTCTACCTGTTCTGGATCAGCCATAAGTATCTCCTGGTTGCGCCCATCTCGCTGGGTGCCGGCGCTTGTCCCGTGTCGTGGGTCTGACGCTGTCCCGTTTCGTGGGTCTGACGCGAAAATTATCTGCGCTTGCGCACGATGGTGCGGCGCACGAAGGCATTGAGCGGCACGTACTTGCCGAACTCTGGTGGCGGCGGCGGCGTCGGCGGCGGTCGCGCTATGACGTCGGCAACAGCGAACAACCCACCGACGCCGGCAAATGCAGCCGCGATCTGTAGCGGCGCGTCCAAAGTCACCATCATGCGGCCACTGACAGGATCGACAAACGAACGGCCCGCGCCGTCGGTGAGCGCCCGCATTGCCATTTAGTTGCTCTGTATGATTTCCCAGGTAGTGCCGTTGGCCGTCAACTCGGCCCACTTGCCAGCCGTAGCAGCAAGGATTGCCGTAGCGGCGGCACCGCCGATAAGCGGGATTACGTTGGCCGATGCAGAGACGACCGTGAAGGCCTGGATGGTTTTGATCTTGATGGTGCGGCCGTTATAAAGCGCTGCCGAGGGCAGCGTGACCGTACAGGTCGAGCCCTTGTTGACGATGATGAAATTCTCCAACAGGCCGACAGTGAAGTCCGCCGTTTTTGTCACCGCCTTCGCGGCGCCGGAGACAATCTGGATGGCGAGCGGCTGCGATTTGATCGTTGCGCCAGTGAAGACAGTTGTCTTGTTACCGGAAAGATTACCGGCGTTTATATTATCGCCCCTGCCAACCGTAAAATACCCGAGCCCACTATAGACCCCAGTCACATAGTAGAAAACATCGGTCGCGCCATCGAAGAGTTTGATGCCCAAGCCAGGAAACATGAGTTCGAGTGTCCGGTCATTGGCATAGACAGCGAAACCTGCGCCCTTGTAGTTCCAACTCAACGAAGGGACGTTGGTGGTCGTGAGGTCTTGCCCATAGGTATAGAATTGATGATTGCTGACAATCTCGGTGGCTGACTGCGCCACGCCGTTAAACCAGTTATCGGCAACGGTATAGATCTGGTTGCCCAACAATATTGGATAGTCGACATGCCAATTACCGCCGCTGTAGGCGATCGTTGGCAACGGACTGACCGCTAAAGTATTTTCCAGATTGTCCCGGGTAATGAGCGGTCGCGACCATGGCGCAGGACGGTAGCCCCAAGTCGGAGCCTTTCCCGGCTCTCTTGCGCGCAGAATGTCGCCGGAATTGAATTTGTTAGGGTAACTTGTAAATGGCGTAACGTCATACTCCCCCCTGCCGAGATCTGTCTCATTCTGTGATCTCACTCCGCGACGAATATTGATGGGACCAAACTGCGCATTCTCCCGCATAATCAACCTCCCATCCTCGCCCGACTCCACATCGACGATGACAGGATCAAAGCCGTTAATGTATTGCCCCAGTTGCGAGCCCTGAATGGTTACATTCGATGCCGTAGCGTCCAGCCAGATAAAGGGCCATGATTGCTGAATGTAGTACTTCGCTATGTTGTCGGACGGGTCAGGTGAAGCCCTCAAATCAAACAATGACGGATTGACGTTGAATTGTATTGCATTCAACGTAGACGGGTTCTTCCCACCAAAACCTTCACCGGCACGAATAAGCGTCATCGGTGCGTAGGCATTCTCGCTATGAGCGCCGTAGACCTGGATGCCGTTGCCCCAGAACGTGGTGACACGCTCGGCACAATAAACCCTCGGGACTACTTGCACCTCTGCTGAAAGATCGGTGCCAGTGACGGCATTGAATTGTGAAAAGAATTGATGACACCAGACCGGCAACATCTGGAAAGTGCCTACACCTGTGCCGGAGTTATATGCACTCAGAGTTAACGGAATGATGCCGAAGTGCGCGGTTTTTATTGCATATGAGTTGTAGACATTGCCGACAAAGACATCAGGGCTGACAACAGTAGCAATGAAACTGTAGAGAAAGTCATTGCCGTCCGCTGTTGCGGTGACGGGTTGAATGGATGTGAGATTGAAGCATGCCGACAGGCTGTTGTTATTCGACCAGTTGCCACCAAAGACACGGCAGCCACTGGAGAAGCCGTTGAATAGACAGACCGTGGCCTCGTTCGGATTGCAGTCATAGAACGAGTTGATGTAATTTTGTGTCCCAGCAATCCAGAACCCATAATAGACATTCCCGGTGAAGCATTTTACGAAAGTATTGCTGTCGCACAGCGTTCCGTTGCCATTGGCGGCGGTCTTGAACCCGGTATAAAGACCGTACACCTCGCAATTTTCGATCCACGCCCGCGACGATCCTCCTCCAGTGCCGGTCAGGCCAATGCCGACGCCGTTTGGATCCTGTTTGCCCCGCCAATCGAAGGATATGGATTGCCCTATGATCTTGAGATTGGCCACCGTCATGCCTTGCCCGGGGCCGACATAGAGCACTACGTCGTTCTTGAAGGTCGGGCGAATGAAGGTGCCGAAGTTATTCTGGTTACCCTGTCCAACCTCGCCGATCAGCGAAAGCGAGAATTGATAGTTGGCTGGATTGGATAGATTCTGTCTCAAGCCACCTGGCAGGCCTGGTGGAATATAGGGCGGGTCGAGGTAGAGCGGTGACGTAGTCTTGTATGTCCCACCCGGCATGTAGATCGATTGCTTGTTGTTGGCGCCGGCATAGTCGATCGCCGCCTGGATCGCCGCGGTGTCGTCGGCGATGCCGTCGCCAACGGCCCCGAAGTCCTTGACGTTCACCTGCTCGCCAAACCGAGTAGCCAGTGTCCTGGTCGTGGTCGAGCCTGTTGCGGTGACCAGGCCCTGCTCCAACAGCAAAGTTGGGATCGGGAATGCCGTAAAGTCAGGTGTCGGCATCTATCAGCCGAACTGGCGCGCGCCCGGCGGTACGCCGGGGAATGGCAGTACGCCCTGTCCTGCGAAATTGGACGGCACGTCGCCCGCGGGCGTGGCCACGCCAGGGACCGGACCATAACCGGGCGTCGGGCCTACGGGTACGCCCGGTCCCTGCGGGCTCGGCGCGGGCTGGGCAGCTGACGCGCCGGAGGCCTGTTGTACCGCACCGAAGGCATCGATCCCGAGCTGCGCCGCCTCGAGCTGTGCGTCGATACCCAACTTCTGCGTCTGCGCGACGTTCTTCACCGTCTCTGACTTTGTCTTATCGATCTTCGCTGCTTCTCCAGCCAGGGCTATTTGCTTGGCCTGTTGCTGCTGCGGATCCTGCGCCGCCGCCTCCATCTGCTTGAGAAGTTTCTGCTTCACACTGTTCTGCAGCGGCGCCAGCTCGATCAGCACATTGGGTGGGATCGATTGACCACCGCGCACCAACGCCAACAACGTATCGTAGGCATCCGCCATCATGTTGATGTTGTCCGGGCCCTCGTCGATGATGATGTCGACGTCGAGGCTCCCCAGGTAGTTGGCGATCGCCGGCTGTCCGTACTGGTCTGTCGTTAGTCCATTAACCTGGATGAACTGCGCGACGCCCTCATCGTCGGTGACCCTGATCCAGCGCTCGGCCTGCCAGTGTCGGGAGACGACATTCCATATTCCGCGATAGACCCGCATCTTCCAGGTACGATAGGCCAGGATATAGGGCCCGAGCTCGGCAATCCCCGCCTGCTGCAGCAAATTGATGGCGCGACCTGATGAGCCCTCGACGCCCTGTCCCAGCAATGCCGGGTTGGGTCCGAAGTTTTCGATCTCGGTCTTCGCCTCCTGCAGCATCTGCAATTGCCCGGCAAAATCCGCCTGCTGGTTTTCCGGCGCCACTTCCTTGCCGGGATTCTTTTCGATCAATCCATCCGGCCGCGCCCATTCGATACGCGCCTTCTCCACGTCATCGACCGCGCCCTTGTCCATGATCAAGCGACGTGAATTGAGAATGTGCAGCGCCTTGGACCGACGATGATTGATCTCGTCCTGCGGGCCCTTGAAGTTTCTCACAAACCCATAGCGGTCGCCGTCATGATCGACCGCGGCGGAAAACATGATGAACTTGGAGAAACTTTTCCCCCGTTCATCGATGTAGGGGCTGTGTCCCTGCATCAGGATCGTGTTGCCGACGTACAATGCCCAGCACCAATGCCCTTCATGGATGTACCAATGGTCCACCATGCGCAATTTCTTCGCCGTGGTGTTAACCCACATGATCTCGCGATCGGAATAGGATGTGAGGTCTGTGCCGCTCTCGCTCAGCCCGCCAATTTCATCCTTCTTGGCCGGCACCAATTCCTTCGCCTGCTCGGTATCGATCCACTTGGAGATGCCGAGAAAGCGCGCGTCGGTAAAGCCGTCGTCATACGAGCGCGGGTCGTAGAAAAACGTATCCGGGTAGACCAAATGCAAATCAATGTCAGGATCGCCGTGGTCTCCATAGGCTAGATCAATCTCGATCCCGCCCAAGCCATCGACCGCGGCCATTCGCGCGGCGCGTGCCGACTTGGAATTCCAATCGACATGATCCACCGCATAACGCAACACCGCGGTTGCCACCTCGGCGCCCTGCTCGGAATTCGGATTACGCGGATAGGCCTTGGGATCCTGTTTTAATCGCTCGACCAATCCCACAACCGCATCGACCTTGCGCACGATACGGTTGGATGTGATCACCGGCTGCCGTCTTCGTTTCAGCGCTTTGATTTCCTTGTCGGTCCATTGTGCCCCATGATAGTAGCGCCGCGCCTCCTTCGCCTCCTCGATCTCCGGGCGCTTGTTGCCGACGTAGTCATAGTACTGCCGCTTCAATTGCTCGACGGTGTAATAGCCTTCCTCATCCACTTGCGGCGTGTCGATCGGCGCGTTGGCCTGCGGGATATTTGAGTCAGCCATCGATTGACATACCTTTATGCACAGTGAATAATTGACCGAGCAGGCTATATTTATGGTCAAACGCTTCAGCGATAGCGGCGAGAGCTGGTGGCATGAGCCGCCTTATACGCCGGAGGAAGAAGATGAACTGGCGCACGCCATAAATGCGCCACCGGTTACTGTTGCGCGGGCTCCTTCACAGCCTGCACCAAAAGATAGCCATCGATCACCATCATTGCGGTGGAGGCGCTTGCGCTTGCAGGACGCTGCCCATGGTCGGCCCAGCCATCGAGCCAACTAGTGCAGGTAGAATGCCTTTCGATCGCAGGAATGCTGAAACCATATCCACCCACTCCTGGTCTGCCTTCTGGGCTATGGGCGCACCTACGGGCGATCGCGACATGAGGTAATCGTGGCGCAGTGGCGGATAACCCATCTTCTCATAAGCTTGTATGAGATCGGGATAGAACAATTCCTTCGGCACGGATGTACCCAAGCCGCCCACATACTGGCCAGGTAACGCCGTGTCGTAAGTGTTGTGCGCAGGATCAACCCGTGGTGCCTGCGGATCGAGCCGCGACACCGACAGACCAGTGTCTCCAGTCTTCACATCCAACAACCGTGGATCTGTAACGGCGAAGCGAGCCTCTGCCGCACTGGGTAGACCCATCTGCTGAAACTTTGCGGTGTCCACCGTCTTGGCGAACTTGTTGCGTGTACCGCCTGATGCTCCTGACAGGTAATCACGCAGCCCTTCCGAACCGAGTCCTGGCCAATCGCTGATGCTGCCGAAGTCACCACCACCGGCCCGCATCGCCATGTTGAACTCGCCTTTGCTGGCGTTCGATATCTTCGAGTAGGGCAGCATCTCGGCAAGCGTGTCGGCAACATGGTGCGAGAAATCGACAGCCCGCTCGCCCATCGCAGTGTACGGGAAGTAAACCGGGTCGCCGCTCTCCGCTAATGTCCCGGCCTTCTTCTCGAGGCCAGAGATCACGCCCTTGTTCGATGCCCAGATAGCGCCGCGCTCGGTATTGGCCGGCATGTAGCCGTGGCCACCCTGCAGCGCGACAGGGTCAGCAAACCTGTTGCCGCCAACTCCGGTTAGCTCCGCAGATGCCATCGACCTGTCACCGATCGCCGGCAATAGCCAACCGCCTTGCAGGTCAGCCGGGGTGATCTTCCGTTCCGCGACGGGAGCCGCCTCGATGCTTGCTTGCATCTCGGACACCGGTTTAGGAAGTTTGACTTGCGAGATACCGTGCCAGAGATTCTCTGCCCGACGTGGTCCGCCAACACCAATGATCGGCCCTGCACCCAACGCTGCCTGACCAGGCAACCCGAACGGCGTTGCCCCCATGGCCAACGTGACTGCACCGATCGACGCGCCGGGGTCGATCTCCTGCCGCCGCGAGGCCTCGATGTTGCGCCGCGCAACATCCTCGAGCGAGCCATAGGCACTGGTCAGGATGTTACCAAGGTTGACCGGCGTAACGCCTTCCTGCGCCAGCCGATCGTTGGGATCAGCCTGCGCCTGCAGGACTTCAGCCAGCGAAGGCAAGGTCCACCAGGCTCAGTCGGCCCAGTTTCGGCAGGCCGCCCTGGCCGAGCAATGCCTGCACGATCAACAAGAGCGCGATCAGCGCCACGATGACCCACAGGATTTTGATCACTTGGGCAGGCAGTGATAACCCGATCTCGCCC